ATTACCATAGAAATCGGCGGCGATACCACAAAACTCCAAAATTCATTAAAGAGCGTTGACAAGAGCATCAAGCAGACGCAGACTGCGCTGAAGGATGTCAACAGGCTTCTGAAGTTCAATCCAGGGAACACAGAACTTCTGGTACAAAAGCAGAGGAACCTGAAGAAGGCCATCAACGATACAAAGGACCGCTTGAAGGAACTCCGCAAGGCGGCAGAAAACACAACGCCGGACGAGATTGGGCAGGAAAAGTATGATGCGCTTCAGCGTGAGATCATCGAGACCGAAAACAAACTGAAGGGACTCGAAACCGAAATGCGGAACTTCGGTTCTGTATCGGCGCAGAAGATTGCCCTTGCAGGTGAGAAGCTGAAAGACCTCGGCGGCAAATTGCAGGCAGTCGGGCAGGGCATGACGAAGTATGTCACCGTTCCAATCATGGCACTCGGCGCGGCATCTGTGGCGGCATACAAAGAAGTTGATGCGGCTCTGGACATTGTTGCCGAGAAGACTGGCGCAGCAGGTGAAGAACTCGATGCGATGCAGCAGTCCGTGAAGAACCTCGCGGAGACAATGCCGACATCGTTCGAGGAAGCGGCTACAGCTGTCGGTGAAGTAAATACTCGATTCGGTGTGACTGGTGAAGAGCTTGAAACGCTCTCGGCGCAGTTCCTTAAATTCGCAAAGATTAACGGTGTCGATGTCAACTCCTCGATTGATTCCATCCAGTCAGCGATGGCGGCATTCGGACTCACGGCAGAAGACGCGGAGGCGGTTCTGGACCTGTTCAATGTAGCAGGGCAGAATACTGGCGTATCCGTGGACAAGCTCGCGGAATCCTTAAAGAAGAACGCTGTCGCACTCCAAGAGATGGGATTGAGCCTTGAAGATTCCGTAATGTTTCTTGCTGAACTCGACAAGGCAGGCGTTGACTCATCGACTGTTCTGACTGGTCTGAAGAAGGCACTCGCAAAGGCTACCAAGGAAGGCAAGCCGATGGATCAGGCTCTGCAAGAGATCCAAGAGAGTATGCAAGGCGCATCGAGTGACACCGAGGCCGCGCAGATTGCCACAGAACTCTTCGGATCCAGAGCAGGCGCGGCGATTGCGGCATATGTTCGCAATGGTCAGCTTGACTTCCAGTCGTTAAGCCAGTCGATGGAAGACTATTCGGGATCCGTATCGGATACATACGACCAAGTGGTTGACCCGATGGACGAGATGACTATGGCAATGAACACCATGAAAGATCTCGGCTATGAGATCGCGACCGCTGCCATGCCGATGATCGCAAAGGCGATGGAAGTGCTCCGAGACATCGTGACAAGGTTGAAAGCGGCTTGGGACGGTCTGACACCACAGCAGCAGGAGTTAATCATTAAGATGGCGTTACTCGCGGCGGCAATCGGTCCGGTTCTGATTGTTCTGGGCAAGATTGTTTCGGTGGTTGGAACGCTCATGACGATATGGCCTTTGCTGGTCGGTGCGATTGGTGCGATTAGTGCGCCTGTGATTGCGGTTGTTGCGGTAATTGCTGGATTGATTGCAATAGGCGTACTGCTTTATAAGAACTGGGACAAAATCAAAGAGAAGGCAATCGAGCTGAAAGACAAGATTGCACAGACCTTCGACCAGATGAAGCAGAAAATCAGCGACACGTGGAATAGTGTGGTGGCGAAGTTCAACGAGATGAAGGCGAAAGTCACCAACATCATGACCAGCGTGCAGAAGACCATCAGCGACAAAATCACAGCGGCAAAGAACAAAGTGAGCACGATGGTATCGAGCATCAAGAATCTGCTGTCGTTCAGTGGTCTGGTTGCCAAGGTGAGCACTCTATTCAACAACATTAAGAGCAAGATGACCGAGCCAATTAACAAGGCAAAAGAAACGGTTTCAAATGCGGTCAGCAAAATTAAAGGTATGTTCCCGATTACGCTGGGCAAAATCTTTTCGGGCATCAAACTGCCGCACTTCCACATCAACGGAGGCGAAGTTCCTTGGGGAATTGGCGGCAAAGGTACTCCGCCGAGCGTATCAATAGAGTGGTACAAGAAGGCCATGCAGAGACCGTATGTTCTTGACGGTGCGACCATATTCGGAGCGATGAATGGCAAGCTACTTGGCGGCGGTGAGGCAGGCAAAGAGGTAATCCTCGGATATGATGCCTATAAGAGACTCACGAACGGCGGTGGCGTGAACATCAACATGACGGTGAATGCCGCTCCTGGAATGAATGAGACTCTGGTCGCTAATATGGTAGCTCGCAAGATTAACAAGCAAGTAAGGGAGTTGACGCAGGTATGGTAAACGATAACTCCAAATATTTTGTATTTAACGGCAAGAAGAGTTCGGACTTCGGGGTCTGGTGCTCTGGTTTTGCTATATTTGAAACGCCTGCGAAGCGGTTCGAGCAGATTGATGTGCCTGGACGCAACGGCGCACTGATTATCGAGGACGGGAGCTATGAGAACGTAGAGATCGAGTTTAAAGACTGCTTCATTCCGTATGATTTCCCGACAAATTTCAGCAATCTGAAGAATTGGCTATACAGGCAAAAAGGTTATCAGCGGTTGGAACTCTCATGGCTTCCAGATGAATATCGTCTGGCGGCTTTTGAGGGTGACATCTCTCCGACCATCAAGAACTGGGACGGGATGGGCAAGTTCGATTTGGTGTTCAACTGCAAACCCCAGCGCTTCCTCAAGAGTGGGGAAGATCCGATTGTGCTGATGAACTGGACTGATATGTCTACGATTGAAACAGGAGGCTCACCAACAGTTTACGGGAAAACAAGTGCGTTGATAGGTCATTCTGGTGTCGGAAATGTCACATTGACATTTAATAAGAAAAGCAACAGCGCACCAAGTTTGGATTGCTGTATTACATTCTGGAGCTGGATAGATGAACCTTCCAGCTATGAAGACAATGTTGAATACATGGGTCATGAGTATCATTCAAATATATCTGATGGTGATTCTATTTCTGAAGGCATTTCATGGAATACTGATTTCATGACCATTCAATTCATACGGTCAAGCGGTTCAGATGATTTGAGCGGATGGGAAATATTCGTTGATTACATTGACGATAATGGAAACGCCATTTACGGCATTTTTGCTGACAGTTTAGACATCATCAATCCGACAGAGTTCGCAACGAATCCGCTTGTGGTTTCGCATAACGAAGCAAGGGTTGCCCTTACAGACACAAAATATGCCATGTTTTTTCCCGGCTTGAACTTCTCGTACCAAAATACGGCTGGTGATTTTGTAAAAAAGTATGAACTGTCTGTCGAATATTCGACTGATTCACGTGTTACTGGATACGGCAATGATGTGTACTTTGATACAGAAAACCAGTACGCCTATTGTAAGAAGGCAAGTAGCTCCACGGATTCTGGAATCGAATATAAGCAATACGATGCAATTCACATTGTGGATGAAGCGACAGGAGCATGGACAAGAATTTATTTTCCGAACCTGTGCGAAACTGTCACAAGAATTAGCTATGAGCCTTCCGAGACATGGGGGAACTATTTCGCAGGAAGTGACCATGTTTATTGGTATGAGCTTTTCGCAAACGGCGATTCATACAAAGCAATCTATCCGAGGTGGTTCACAATATGATTCCAAGGTTATATTCACGAGATACCACCGATTTCACTGGTATGGGAATATGTCCGCTCAATGACGCTGTTTCCTGCATGGTCACAGAAGAGCGCAACGGACAGTACACGCTCGAAATGGTCTACCCTGTCAGCGGTCAATGGTTCGGCGAAATCAAGGTAGACCGCATCATCTTGGCGCAGGCTCATGAGAGCGACACGCATCCGCAGCCGTTCAGGATCGAGAGCATCGAAGGCGACATCGGTCCGACAATCACCATCAACGCTGTCCACATCAGCTATCAGCTTAACTGGATTCTAGCAGGGCGTAACACGTATACGAGCGCAAACGCACAGACCAATATGCGAGCGGTTAAATCTAGCGGTCTGATGTCTGGTGCTAATTCATGCCCGTTCACGTTCTATTCGGATATTACGAGTACATCGGCGATATCATTGACTGCACCAGAGTCTTTCCGGTCATTCCTTGGCGGAGTGGAGGGCGGCTTCCTAGATGTGTACGGCGGTGAATTTGAGTGGGATGTCTGGGATGTGCATCTCTGGGAAGAGCGTGGCGAAGACAATGGTGTCCG